CGATACGAAGCTCGGGTAGTAGCTGCTGCTGGTGGAGTGGGTGAGGCGGCGGTGGTGGTCGATCAGGCTGGGGCAGCGAAGGTGCTGTCGATGATCGGCAAGGCGTTCGCGGGTGCCGGATGACCCTATGGTGAAAGGGGTGACCCCCCCCTATAGGTTCTTCTGGGGGGTGAATTCACTGAGGGTAATTCGACCCACCCGGCTTCACCGCTGGGAGGCAATTCAAGAGAGGTTAATCGGTGAATCATGGATATTCAGGGTGAATCAGGTAAATCGGAGAAAGTAAAGCGCCCGCCGCCACCCGGCTCGCAAGCGCACTGCGCCGCCGTGCTCGGTTTCTCCCCCGCCTATTTCTCAAAGCTGAAGTCGGCGGGCCGGATCTCCCCCGAGTCCGATGGCTCTTGGTCGCCCGACGCCGTCCGCGCCCAGATCGAGGCCACCCGCGACGCCGGCAACATCCTCGCCACCGCCGTCCGCACCCAGCTCTCCGCGCCAGCCGAGGTCAAGGCCGCTGCCGTCGAAGTCGCCGCCGTCTCCGACGACCTCACCACCGCCCAGGTCGATGCCCTCTACGGCCCCGACCACAAGCAGAACCTGCTGATCGCCCGCTCGCTGAAGGAGCGCGAGCAGGCCGCCCAAGAGCGCATCAACCGCCTCAACGCCGAGGGCTCCCTCGTCCTGCTCGAAGACGTCCGGCGCGAGTCCTTCACAGCGGCCCGCGCTACCCGAGACGCCGTCCTGCGCGCCGTCACCAAGGTGGCCCCGCTCCTGGCCCCGATCACCGACCCGTGGGAGCTGGAGCACCTATTGGCCGAAGCCATGCGTGCCGCACTGCTGGAGGCTGCCGCCGATGTCGTTCGCTGACGGCGCTGCCGCCTACCGCCAGGGCTACGCCGAGGGCCTGCAGCCCGATCCAGAACTGTGGATCGACGACTGGTCACGTGCCCACGCCTACATCCCCACCGAGGGCAACGCCGAGGGCGGAAAGTACGACCTCGCCCGCACCCCATTCGCCACCGGTGTGATGCGCGCTCTCAGCCCGGCCAGCAAGACGCGCCGCGTCGTCGTCATGGGTGCGAGCCAGTTGCTCAAGACCCAGACCATGATGAACTTCCTCATGGCCGTGGCCGACCAAGCGCCATCGAACTGCCTCGTCCTCATGCCAAACGGCTTCCTGGCCGAGCGCCTGGCCCTGCGGATCGACAACACCATCAAGGCCACGCCGCGAGTGCGCGACCGCTTTGCCAAGCCCCGCAGCCGCGACGGCAAGAACACCAACACGACCAAGACCTTTCGCGGTGGCACCCTCTACATCGCCACCGCAGGCAGCGCCGCCAACCTGGCTGAAATCCCGGCCCGGTATCTGGCTGGTGATGAAATCGACGACTGGGAAGCAGATATTCAGGGGCAGGGCGACCCAATCGAGGTGCTGGAAAACCGTGCCTCGACCTTCGGGCGCAACGCAAAAATCTATTACTCCAGCAGCCCGAAGAAACCCGCTGCATTCTCCAAGATACTCGCACTGTTCCAGCGCGGTAATCAGCAGCACTGCCACGTGCCATGCCCGCACTGCGGCCACATGCACCCCCTGCTGTGGGACAACATGCGCCACGACGACGCCATGTCCCGCGCCTGGCTGGTCTGCCCGGACTGCGGCGGCGAGATCGACGAGCACCATAAGACCGCCATGCTCGCTGCCCACGACTGGGTGGCCATGGCCGACAGAGAAGACGGCACCGAGTCCTTCACCATCTCGCAGCTCTACGCCCCGCTCGGCTGGACAAGCTGGCTCGACCTGGTGCGGCTGCACCGAGCCGCCATTGATGCCAAGGAGAAGGGCGACAGCACCAAGATCCGCGCCTTCTTCAACACCCGTCTGGCCCTCTGCTACGACGACACCGAAGAGGCCGGCAGCGTGCAGGAACTGCACCAGCGCGCTCAGGCTGAAGCGCTGCCGGCGCGCGTCATACCCGACCGCGCCCTCGTGCTGACCGCTTTCACGGATACCCAGCCGAACCGGCTGGAAGTAACCATCGAGGCCTGGGGCCCAGGCATGGAACACTGGACGCTCGACCACATCATCCTCTGGGGCTCGCCCACCGAGTCGCCCGAGTCGCCGACCAGCGTCTGGCGCCAGCTCGACGACCTGGTCCGCACCCCGTTCGCGCACGCCTCCGGCCGAATGTTCCGGGTCAGCGCCTACGGCATCGACACCGGCGGCGCCAACACGCAGGACGTCTACAACTACGCCGCCCAGCGCGCCCACCGCGGTTGCATCGCAACCAAGGGCCACAGCCTGCGCGGCCGGCCCATCATCGCCAGCAAGCCCACCAGCCAGGACATCAACTGGGAAGGCCAGCGCGTGGAAGGCGGCGTCCGCCTGTGGATGCTGGGCACCGACACCGCCAAGGACTACCTCTTCAACCGCCTGCGCCTCACCCAGGGCGACGGCGCGCCGCACTGGTCAAGCGCCCTGGATGAGGACTACTTCGAGGGCCTGCTGTCCGAAGTCGCCGAAACGCAGTGGGTCAAGGGCGTGGCCGTCCGGTCGTGGAAGAAGCGCGCAAACGGCGTGCGCAACGAGCCACTCGACTGCGCCGTTGGAAACCTGGCCGTCGCCTACTACCTCGGCCTCCACAAGTGGAGCGCCGCCGAGTGGCGCAGCCGCCGCGCCGTGATGATCCCCGCCGCCAGCACACCCGACCTGTTCGCTGTCGCCGAGGCCGCGGCCCTGCCGCCCCCAGACCCAGAGCCGGACCAAGACGCAGGCCAGCAGACCCCCGCGCCAGTCCTGGCCAACGCACCACCGCCGCCGCCCGCTCCTGTCTCCATCCCGGCCCCTGCGGTGCGCCTGCCCGCCAAGCCGATGCCCCTGCACCACAAGCCCGCCGCTCGCCGCGTCGGCATGCTCAACCGAGGTACCCGCCTGTGACCACTCCCGCTGCCGACACGTCCGCCGCCCCTGCCAACAACCCCGAGCACGAGCTGTGCGAGCGCTGGGCGCGCTGGGTCGTGACCCGCAAGTTCTACGGGCCGCCTCCGCTGAACTCCAACTTGCTGGCCAGGCTGACTGCCAAGACCCGCGCCTTCGCAGTCGATGGCGGGGTGGATGCGGATTGCTCCCGCTACCTGTGGCACCTGAACCTGTGCATCAGCGGCAAGGACATGGGCGCCGAGCGGATCGCCTTCGAGCTGTTCTATCGCCACCGCATCAAGAACGTGAAGTCCGCCGTCAACGAGCTGGGCATCAGCAGGAAGACGTTCTATGCCCGTGTCGAGCGGTTCCGCAGCCAGGTGGTGAGGGAGGCGGGCCGCATGCTGCAGCAGGCTGAATGAAAATGAAAAAGTGTCACCCCAAAAGGTGACAACAAAGTGATTGCGATGGGGTGACACAAACGCGCAAAATCACCCCTGAATCAGCTAGTCCTGAAGTTGCGACCGGCTGAATCTGTCTCCTGAAATCCCCCAAAGTTGGCCCCCGTGGATCACATCCCCGGGGGCTTTTTCTTGCCCTCTGCACATGCTCCAACTCTCCCGATCAGGCTCCATTGCCGATGTGATCGCCGAGGCCCGGAGCGTGCCTGCGCGTGTCATCCCCTACGCCGCCGCCGCTGCGCTCACGCGCTGTGCCGTGGCGGGCCAGGCCGAGGTGAAGCGCGTGATGCCGCAGGTGTTCAAGGGGCCGACTCGCTACACGCTCAACAGCACCCGCGTGGTGCCGGCCACCAAGGACAACCTGCTGGCGTCCGTGGCGGTGAAAGACATCGCTGGCCAGGGTGCCACGCGGCCCGAGTCTTACCTGCTGCCCGGTGTCGACGGTGGCCAGCGCGGCGAGAAGCGCTTCGAGCGTGCGCTGCGCTACAGCGGCGCAATGAAGCGCGGCGAGTACGCCATCCCCGGCGCCGCCGCCAAGCTCGACGCCGCTGGCAACGTCAGCCGCGCCACCGTCAACCAGGTGCTCAACGCCTTGAAGGGCGTCAAGGGCCAGCGGGGCAAGAAGCTGCAGAACTCGCTGTTCGTCGGTGCGCCGTCGGTCGGGTTCGGTGCCAAGCGCCGCGCCCGCCCAGGTGCGCAGGCTGGCATCTACCGGCGCGAGGGTAAGCGCCTGCGCCCGCTGTTCATCTTCACGAAGGGCGCGCCGAGCTACCGCCAGCGCCTCCACTTCGACGGCATCGTGTCGGCTGTCGTCCGTGCCCGTTTCGCCGCCGAGTTCGAGCGTGCCGCCCAGGACATCCTGGGCCGCCGCAAGTAAGCAGCCGCGCCCCTCCACCCCACCGCCAGATTGCCAGCGTGAGCCTCACCCGCCCCCAGCTCCAGACCCGTCTGGATGCCTACCTCGCCGCCGAAGTGAAGATCCTCGCCGGCCAGGAATACCAGATCGGCGACGGCGTCACCGCGCGCAAGCTGCGCCGCGCTGACCTCGGAGCCGTGCAGGCCGAGATCCGCAAGCTGTCCGCCGACATCGCTGTCCTTGACCGCCAGGCCAGCGCGGCCCGCGCCGGCCGAGGTAATGGCGCCATCCGCTACGCGAGGCCCGCGCGATGAAGCTGCCGGCCCCGACTGTGCTGGATCGCCTGATCGCCGTCGTGTCGCCCCGCATGGCGGCCGAGCGTGCAACGCGCCGCGCCATGGGTGCCGGAACCTTCGGCGCTTACTCCGACACAGCGCCCGACGGTGGTGGCCGCTCGCCCCTGAACACCCGCTGGTCAGTCACGCCACGCAGTGCCAGCGCCGACACCCTGCGCGCGCTGCCCCGCCAGCGTGCCGAGTCCCGCGAACTGGTGCGCGTCAACCCGATTGCCTGCGGTGCCGTCGGCACCATGCGCAACCGCATCGTCGGCACCGGGCTGGTCCCTGTGCCCGAGCCCGATGCCAAGCTGCTCGGCATGACGCCCGAAGAGGTCGAAGCCTGGGTGGAAACCGCCAGCCGTGAATTCTCGATCTGGGCAGACAGCCCGGAGTGCATCCACGGCGGCGACGGCAACACCAACTTCTTCCTCCGTCAGGGCGATGTGCTGGAGGGGCGCCTGGTCTCCGGCGACTGCGCCACGCTGCTGACGGACGCCGATGCCGCCAGCATCACCCAGCCGTACCGTCTGCGGCTGCAGCTCATCGAGGCCGACCGCATCGGAAACCCGTCTGGCGCCACCGATAGCCTGACGATGGTGCAGGGCGTGAAGCTTGGCGCAGATGGCGGCCCCGTGGAATACCACGTCTACAACCAGCACCCCGGAAACGGCTTCGCCTCGGCCTCTGGCGACAAGTACGCGGGCCGCTGGATCTCGCGAGGATCGGCCGACCGCCGGAACGTGCTGCACCATGTGCGCGCCCCGCGGCCCGAGCAGGTCCGCGGCGTGCCGTGGCTGTCTGTCGTGGCCCATGCGATCAAGGATCTGGGGCGCTACACCGAAGCCGAGATCACCGCGGCCGTCACCTCGGCGTACTACACCGTGTTCGTCAAGCGGCCCAAGTCGGGAGCGCCTGCGCACATCGACCCCGGTTTCGATGAGGGCGGCAATCCGATCGAGCCGCCCGCATCGGGTGGTGGTGCCGGCGCTGGTGACTACCAGCTCGGCGTGGGTGCGTTTGTCGGGCTGGAAGACGGCGAAGAGGTCGAGTTCGCCAACCCGACCCGCCCGAACGCCGCTTACAGCGAGTTCGTGCGCCAGATCTACGGCGAGATCGCTGTCGGTCTGCACATGCCGCGCTCGCTGCTGCTGAAGGTCTTCGATGCCTCGTACACCGCCAGCCGCGCCGAGCTGCTCGACGCCTGGCAGAACTTCCGCGTCGAGCGCTACTGGCTGCAGATCAGCTTCTGCCAGCCCGTGTACGAGGCCTGGCTGACCGAGGCTGTGGCGATCGGCCGCATCCAGGCCCCTGGCTTCTTCGACGACGCCGCGATCCGTTGGGCGTACTGCCGCGCTTCGTGGCATGGCGACAGCATGGGATCGCTGAATCCCAAAGATGAGGTGGCCGCTTACCGCGATGCCATCGACGGGCGGCTGTCGTCGCCCCAGGCGGCCGAGTGGGCGCTGTTCGGCACGGACTGGACGGCCACCTACGGCACCAAGCTCAACGCCCACCGGCGCATGCAGCGCGATGAATTCGCCCCCGTGGCGCGGGCCGGTGCGGCGCCTGCGCCGGCGCTATCTACCCCGGCTGCACCAGCTCCACAGAAGAAAGCAGTTTGACCATGACCACCCCCAGCATCGAGCAGACCATCCTGCAGCGTCCTCAGTCGCGTGTGGCCACCATCGACGATGACGGCACGATCAAGAGCCCGTCCGGCCAGTCAGTTTCGACCAGTGGCCAGCCTGGTGGCACTGGCCTGACTCCTGAGCAAGATGCCAAGCTGTCGGGTTTGCCTGATGCTGCGGCGCTGGCTGTTAGCCTGGCTGCCAAGGTCGGGACGGACAAGCTGGGTGTGCCGTCTGGTGTCGCTGAACTTGACTCGACAGGAAAGCTCAAGGCATCGCAGTTGCCAGCGAGCGCGCTGGTCGATGTGAGCGCCACGGGTGCAACGCTGTCGGCTGGGGTGCTGTCGTTCACGCAGGACGAGGGCGGCCCCACGATCAATGTCGACCTGAATAGCTTCGCCACCGATGCGGAGCTGACTGCAGGTCTGGCTGGGAAGGCATCGTCTGCTCAGGGTGTTGCCGCTGAAACTGCGCTGCAGCCTGGTGCTCTGCCGGTGGGCACGACGGTCACAGCTGCACAGGTCAGCGATGCGGGCGCTGCTGGTCGGGAACTGATGAAGAAGGCAACGCTGCCTGAGATTCAAGCCCTGGTGTCGGGGTATGCGCTCAAGGGGGTCGGCTTGGCGGTTTCTGTAGCGCCGATCACGCTCAGTGGGTTTGCCTGGCCAGGCGGCTCGATCACGATGCCCGGTGCGGGTACTTGGTATGTCGGCGTCGAACTGTCGAGTGGCGTGCTGCGCGTGCTGCCTCGACTCGGGCATCGAGGCTGGGTGCCGGTCGCATGCGTTGCCTGCACTACATCGACGATCACGTCGCTGCAGCAGATCGCGCCCGCTCTGCCGACCTGCCGACTGCCGCGCACGATGCGCAAGATCCTCACAGGGTTGCCAGTGAGCGTCGTCGTCATGGGCTCGTCGCTTACAGCATCCGGCGGCGGGGCGACGGACTGGCCCGGCATGGTTTTCGGTGCGGGAACGACGGACAAATACAAACTCCCGGTCACTGTCGATTGCAAGTACACCGGCGTTGGCGGATCGCCCAGCGGCTATCAGCACGCGCAGCTCGGGTTTGCTACCGGCAACAACAACTACGGTTTCTCGAATGCAGGCTACAGCTTTGCCGTTACTCCCAAAGCCCCTCCGAATGGGCGCAGCCAGTTATTCACCGGCGTGGATGTCGTTGTTATTGGCTGCCTAGCCAATGGCGGCGACTATCGTCTTGAGTTGATCGAGCCGATGATTCGCCAGCTTCGCAAGCGCGGGATCGAGGTCGTGATCGTCACGGACAATCCACAGGGGCCATCGACGGACTACGCGACGATGTCGGCTGCTGGCTTATACGGTGATGGTCCTGAGTTGATGCGCATTGCTGATCTCTACGGCGTAGAGATTGCTGACACGGCCGGATATGTTTTCGAGGCGCATATTCGGGCAGGTGGTGTCGGTATTTACGGCGACTCAATCCACCAGGCCAGCGGTATTCCGAGCGGCCCGGCAGCCCTACTGCCGGCAAATGGCCACGAGGCATGGGCGCGTGCAGTGCGCAGCGTATTCCCGGCCAAGTGGGCGGCAGTCACAACGACGACGACCAGTGCCTGGACATTCGATTCGACGGCTCCAAACTGGCGCACCTATGGATCGTCGTCGCAGGCGGTGTCGTCCGGGAAACTTGTCACAACGACGACGACCACGGCATCAGGCACAGCTGTCGAGCAAGCGGGAGCCGTGGCTGCCGGCGACACGATCACTGTGACGTATGACAGTGCAGTATCTGGCATCACCGCCGTGCAAATCGGAGGCCAAGGAAATTCGGGCTGGAATACCAACGTCGTCGGTGCCACGCTAAATGGCACTGCAACAACGGTCACGCTGACTGTCACGCAGGCATTCACCAAGGCAGTCGTCCTCTGGTATGCGACTGGCGGAACTGGCACGCTGTCGCTCGACAATGTCTCGCTCGCTGTGACCCGCGCCGGACTGCCGCTTGTCACGGACCAGTGTCCAGGCCGTCCTGCCGATTCTCGACAACTGCCCCCAGTGCGCCTTGTCACGGACTACAGGACTCCGGGCGATACCTACGTCATCCTCCCTGCTGATGAGCGGCAGGTGGTATTTAGCCAAGCAACGATGGGTACGCTGTCTGCTCACCCATGGGGTAGCGGGTCTTTTGCCCGGAGATTCAGCAACTCGGTCTCGGCGACACAGGACATGCTGACGCTGGCAGTCGGTAAAAAAGCCATGCTGTCTGCCGACTGCGTCGTTGGCATGAGCCTGATTCACTACCGAGAGATCGCTGACGGCGCTTGCACGTTCAATGTCAACATCAATGGCGCGCTGAACAAGAGCATGACGATCTCGGCTGTTCCGTTCTCGAACGAATGGTATTTCCCGATTTTCACTCCGACGGAACTTAACGCAGTGGGGCCGGCCGGAGCCTCGATCAACTCAATAGAAATCGAGGTTACGGGGGGTGCTCTGAAAATCGCGGCACTTGTCGCCTCGACTGCAGACATCGAGTACCTGTCCCCTGAGCAACTCACGTATGTCGGTGCGGGATGGGGGGCGAAAGAGTCGAGCCGCAGCGGTCTGCCTGGCCGATGGACGGACACGCCGGGAGATTACGCCGTTGCGAACTGCACCGGCCGCCGCCTGCTGTGGTCCCTCAGTGCGAACCCAGGGTCGAAAATGGTGACGTACTTGTCCGCGCAAGAGCAGCTTGCAAATCAGGCAGTGAGCGGCGATTACCATGTTTCCCTGGCGGGCGGCCTGCTGTCTCCAGCCAGCAATCACATCGTCAAGTGCGTCGAGGCCAATGCCTCAGGCAGCCAGGCCAACGGCCATGCGCTGCATATCGGCGGCGCGATTGTCATCAACGACCGCTGATCCCCTGCCGGTGAGTATTGAGAAAGTAAATTAAATGCACACCATTGCCTCCACCCCCTGGGCGATCCAGACCGGGGTGTACGACGCCCTGCGCGCTTGGTACACCTCACGCGCTGACGCTGTCGGTGTAACCGGCGCGCCTCAGAAGTCAGCGCTTGAACTGCGCGCCATCGTCGGCAACCGCCCCGACATGGCGCAGGGCGAGGACTACGTCGTCACTCCCGGCGGTGTCGCGCTGATCACCGTGTCCGGCGTGCTGATGCCCAAGACAACGGGCATGGCCAACATGTGCAGCCCGGGTGCCGCATCGTCGGCGGCGGTGCTGCGTGCCCACCTACAGCGCGCCGAGCAAGACCCGCAAGTGCGCTCGGCGCTGCTCTACATCGACAGCCCTGGCGGCAACATCCTCGGCGTGTCCGAGGCCGCCGCCGCGCTGCAGGCCCTCAGCGCCGCCAAGCCGACTGTCTCCTACACGGACGGGCTGATGTGCTCCGCGCTGTACTGGATCGGCAGCGCCGCGCCCAAGGTCTACGTCAGCGGCCCGATGGTGCAGGTCGGCTCCATCGGCGTGCGCATGGACACCGCCGACA